AACATATTATAAAGCGCTTTGTGGCGTTCTATGTAAAGCAAACTCTTGTATGCTTGCTATAACATGCAATCTACCGCCTGTAGCTGCCGTTGCTTTTAATATATCTCCACTTTGTAATACTAAATCTTTTGTTAACAACTCTATTGATGTATTTGCTGCAACTGCTTTAACTTGAAACAAACTAAATGCTTGATTAGTAAGAGTCCCAGTTGAGCTTAATCCATCCCCAGTAATCGTTAATGTTATTGTATCTGCACTACCAGAATCATTAGATACTATTATACTACTTACAATAGAAGAGTTAAAATCTGCGTTAGAAGGCGCTGTATACACAGTTGTCACAGCAGTTGTTGTTAAATCAACTTTGGCGTTTGTAAGACCTTGAACATATTGTGGTATCCCTACAACTAACATTATCTTCTTCCATCTGGCACCACATGTACTTGCGGTGTTCCTAATTTAAATTTTGTTCCTACAGTAGTGGACTCAACTCTAAGAGCAAATGTTCTGCCTCTAACTCTTAAATCAAGTTTTTCTGTATATGCTTCTACAGGACTTGTTGCTGATCTTTGAGTTGTGTCTGTATCAGTTTGTGTAAATCCTGACCCAGAATGCGTTCTTGCCTTAACAGTAAAATCTACACTTGGGTTAATAGATGTAGAGCCACTAAAGTTTATATCTGGTATTATTCTATTAAGAAAAGCCATTCTACCTGCATCACCTAAAGCCATAGGAGCAGACTCAACAAATGCTGTCATAGCCGAGCCATCATCATCAAATCCAACTTCGTGATTGTATAAATACTGCCCACCAGTTGCCACAGGTAAGTTTTTTATACCTCTATCAAGCCATGCTTGTCTTGCTAAACTTCCAAAATACCAGATATTTTCTAAATAATTATATGTAATATATTTATTTATTTCTACACTGCTTGCACTAGGATAAAACCAAGTAATCTCACTAAACTCTGAATTAACACCTGCATGCACTTTGTCTCTTTCATCAAAGTTAAAATCTAAAAACACTTTGTCTTTAACGGCACATGGTATTTGTTGTGTCTGACCTGTATACATATAAAATGTATCTACTCCCATCCAAAAAACACTGTCATCAACAGCTACAGCTGATGAAGGGCTCATTATAGTTATGTTTTTAGAAAGTTCTTTTATACCAAATGTAAATGGAGGGCCAATAAACCTCATAGAATGTAAACTTTTATTAGTAAAAACTAGTATTTGTTCTTTTGTTTCTACTGCTTGCACAAACTCTGAGCCACCACCAAGTCTTATATCTCCTGCAGTATTTGTTGTAGTAGGAAACCAGTCAACAGGGTTTTCTTGTGATGAAAATCTAATTAACAAAGGGTCTTGTATACCATTGCCTTGTGTGGATGTAAGACTAGCGCCTAATCCGTCACATCCAAAAGCAATAACATGCCTATCGCTATCTGATACCATTACTTGTTTGGCTATAGTTGGCACGCTTCTTTCTCCAGAAAATATAGTAGTGGCACTAAGTTCAATAGCTCTAGCAGATACTCCAGAAGTTTTGTCCCAATAAAACAAGCCACTATCTCTTGGATTAATAATTAAGTCTTCTCCAAAATTATCATGCGACCACAATCTAATTTGCGCACCAGAAACAGTAAGACTTGATGCATTGCCCCATCCAACAAAATCATTAGCAGAATCTTCGTTACCCACAGCTAATCTAACAAGAGCATTATCTGCATGAGTTGCTGCTGTAGTGCCACTTGCACCTCTTGTTGATGGGCCGCCACCAGTACCAAGAGTGTTTGATGATAATGTGCCAACAGTTATTAATTCATTATCTATTAATATTAAATCACCTGCTATAATACCTGTTGCGCTATCAACGTCTATTGCAGTTTCACTTGCATCTAAGGCTTCGTTAAGTTGTGTTGCTAAAGCACCAGATGTTGTGCCGCTCCATTGTCCTGCACCCCATCCAGTTCCACCAACTGTAACATCAAGACCTGTGTTTATTTGATATGTGCCAACAATACTACCACCACCATTACCAGTATCAGAACCATTTGCTGCAACAGAAGATGTAATTGTATAAGAGTTAGAGCTTATAATTGATACAATTTTATATTCTATATTTAATATTGCTGCTGTTATTGTGCCGCCTAATGTTGCTGCACCCGAAAAAGTTACAAAATCATTTTCATTTGCACCATGTGCTGGGTCTAAGACAGTTATTGTCGTTGATCCATTGGTTGCAGAAAAAGTTACATCACCTGCTGATGTTGTGTTTCTTATTGGTGTTATGTCGTTAAATAACTGACCTTCTTCTATATAATATTTTAAATGAGTGCCTATCCCAAGAAAATCAGAACCATCTAAAGCAACCCAATTAACTAATCTTCTAGCAGAGCCTTCATATGTATTAGTACTATACTTAGACCAGCCACCAATTTTTTCTGGCGTTCCTAATCTAAATCTTATTTTATCTCCATCAACAAAGCCGCCTTCATTACTATATGGAGTAATATCTGAAGATATACCGGGTTGAAATATTAATTTATTTAAAGGCATTACGCTGTATCTCCAGTTAAAGAACCACTGCCACTTGATGTAACATTACTAACACCTTGAATTGATTTACCAGAAGCGCCGCCCGATGAAGCAGAAGCACCATTAGTTGGGGCAGAAGATGGATAACTTATTGATGTGCCAGAGCCATCACTACCGGCAGAACCAGTTGATCCTGAAGCACCAAAAGCTCCGCCTGCACCGCCTGCACCGCCATTGCCTGCGTTAGTACCGCCAGACCCACCACTTCCTGCTCCACCAGCAGATTGATTATATCCTTGACCAACTCCACCTGCTCCCGCTGATCCACCAGAAGTTGGTTCGTTAACCGATAAAGATAAACTAGTGCTCATGTCATTATAGAAAAAATTCGTTCCTGATCCTGATCCAACAGTATAATTGCAAAAATAATATGTCGTACTTGCTGCTAAAGGTGCTTTTTGTCCACTCCATGATAAACCACTACCATATAAAGCTCCACCTTGACCTTGACTAGCTGTATTTTCTGCTGTGCTTATATCTACTCTTGGTTGACCACGATGACCTGTTTGACCATCTTCTGGATAAGGATCAGTAATATACCCAGATAAAGTATATTCAGCAGATTTATTAACTCGAAACGAATACCACATTGGACCTCTGTTAGATATATTAGACACCACAGGATTACCTGATATGTTTAATCCCCATTGACCTCCCCCAATACCAGACCATGGTCTTGCACTAACAAATTGAGTGTTCACACTATATGAAACAAAAGTAGGCTTTGTTCCAGTTTTGTCTGATACGTTAGAAATTGTAGCCGTTGCACTAGCACTTCCTGCACCACCAGCGCCACCAGCACCGCCTCCGCCTCCGCCAGATTTTATTGTGCCATTATTAACTAAAGTCACAGAAACGCTTCCAGCAACTTCAAGTGCATTACCACCAGTACCACCATTTGCTGTACCACCAGCACCCTGAATATTACCTTCGTTTGTAACAGTTATTAAACCAACACCATTAGTTTCTATTGTTAAAGCAGCATTAGATGGATTAGTTGAACCAATAGTATGTCCTGAACCTATTACAAGTTGTTTTGGGTAATCTACTTCAAAGTCATCACCAAAAATAGTGTCTGAACTTTGATTTGTATCTCCATCACTAAATGTTTTTTTAAAAGCTCTTTCTTTACTATAAAAATCATTAAAAGATATGGCACCAGAAGCAGGCACACCTGCGGACATGTTTGTAGAAGAATTATTACCAGCGTTAGCACGAACCAAAGAACCACCAAGATAAAACTCTGATAAAGTTCGACTTGGTAAGTTTGATCCCGGAGTATAATGCTCTTCAATATCTTGAAATGATATAGCCCCAGATGCCTGCAATGCTGCCATTATAAACTTGTTCCAAATGCTGTTATATTATTAGCGGATGTTACCGCACCATTAGACCCTAGCTTAAATACTGTTGTTCCATTGTACTTAAATAACAATTCATTATCTCCAGTATCTAATGATATTGCCCATTTACTTGACCCAAATAGTATTGCATTACCATTGGTATCTAAATTCCCTCCAAGTTGAGGTGTTGTATCTCCTAATAAATCTGTAGGAACTGTTGCTACATTTGCATTAGACCCAGTCCCATCTGCAAAAACTATAGCAGATGCACCAGCGGATACAGCTACGGTAGTTCCAGAGCCATCACTAGCTCCGCTATTTTTTTGTTTTACTGTAGCTGTTTGATTTGTTGTATTTTTAATAAAAAACCATTTTTGTTGATCGTTGGGGTCTATGACTAAATCAAATCCAGATGAAGGTGATCCAGATAAAATTAAAATTTTATAATGACCATTAGACAAAGTGCCATCACTTGTACTTACAACTGTATCTCCAGATATAGTTAGAGTAACAAGACCATTAAGTGTTCTATCTATTATATCTAAATTATTATTAGTTGTAGTACCCCAAGCTCCCGCTTGTTCTCCAGCACCTATTTTTTCTATGCCACCATTTGATGTATATGTACTTGCCATGTTTACCTCACGCTTCTATCTCTGTCCAAGTCTCTGACCCAGATGGAGTTACTGTTGTCCAACTTTCTGTACCACTTGGTGAAATGGTTGTGTATTCTTCTTCTGTAGCACCTGCATTAATATTCTCAAACAATAAATCACCACTAGATGTCTGTGTCGCATTTAAATTTGTTGTTGCAACACTTGACCCTATCATAATACCATTTCCAGTTTGTGTAAATGCACTACTCAAAGTAGCTTCAGTAAAGTTTACTATTTTTATGTCTTCAGTAGTCTGTGTAAAAAAAGAACTGATATCTATTACACCACTGGCTTTAGTATTTACTTCAGTAGTTTGTGTAAAATTACCGTTTAAAGAAACAGTACCTACAAGCGTTCCAACTCCTATACTAGAGCTTGTAGCAAGAGCGTTCATCTCTGCTACACCAAAACGTACAATGCCTCCTACATCAGCAAAAGGGGCTTCAGCAATGGAGGCATGACCTAACATTAATCAGCATCCTCTATTGTAAGCATGCCATCGTCTACTTTAGCTTGTATGTCATTAGGTAAATTATCTTTATTTGATCTTAACCAATCTTGAAAAGGTGGATGTTTAGCAACACAAAAAACTCTAGTTTTACCATCATCATCAACTCTTTT